CTCGTTGGGCTGCCCCTGGAATAACCTCCCCAGACACAGAAATCCTGACACTCCCTCACGATCTGCGTCACGGTCTTTGCGCCGATCTCAATGGCACCGTGCTCCACGCAGGAAAACTGAGTGTCGACGCTGCCGGAATCCGGGATCATCACCCCGCCAGCCACGGCGTGTCGGAGCTGATTGCCCTGCGTATCCTGCACAATCGCGCCGTAAGGAATGACAGTGCCTTTCAAACCAGTACATGTACAGACGACGACCGTCGGCTCCGAAATCTTGCGTGTGAGCCCATAGAGCGCGGCTAGGGCATCGAGGAAAACACCCGTTGCGGTCTTCGGATTGAGCTGGTTCGCAAGGAAAGCCACCTCACGATTTTTAGCCGCAACTTCAGTCGTCACCAAGTCCACGACCTGGCCCATGGGCGATGCCGAATCCACGTTTAGGAGCGGGTCGGAGTCACTGACTTTAAAGGCCTCCTGAAAGCCCGAGGCAACGTCGTCTCGCACCTCCTTAACGGTCGGGACGACCACCCCAGTATCCGCGTTAAATTCTAGCTGTGCCATAACTGCCGCCCTCTGTTGTTACCTGTACCTCAGCGCTCAAAACACGTGTTGTTGTATCAAGCGCCTTTAGCTGAACCGACTCAACCGTAAGCACGCCTGGCACACTCAATGCCGCCGAACGCAAATCTTCCGTTGTAATGGCTTCCTGTATCGGCTGAGCGATTTGGTCCGAAAACCAATTGATCCCTTGATCCCACCGAAAGACGGCATCGTGGTAGAAAAGCCGCCCCTCGTTGCAGACGTTTTGCAAGATCGCCGGGGCTTCACGAAGCATCGCCACATTCCCGTTTCCGTCAAGCTGTAAGTCCCACTCTGACGAAAGCTCTGCTGTGTAGGCCGTATGCGTCATATGCGAACCTCTAAGGAAAATTAAGGAGTTGCCATCTGTGGTCACTGGAAGAGCCCGCGAAAAGCCGCGACAGCCGCGACGATCACGCATAGCCACGCGGCGGCACAAACCGCCCACGCAAATACTTTCCCGTAAGGCGGTAAATCTTTGTTTGACATGAACATTAGGACGTGCCTTCTAAAAATCGTAAAATATTCATGCGTTCATTCACTCTTGCTAAAAATGAATGCAAAAACCCCGCAAGGATGCCACTCCCTGCGGGGTGCTTTTTTTGATCTGTTTAGGTTCAATGCGGCGCGCTCGTGGTGCCATCTGGGCAGGTATGAACATGACCCTTTAGGCTGATTCCATCTGCCACAACATCACCTGAGACCGTAGCCCCGCCGCCGCCCGATACCGCAAGACCACCCAAGCCTGTGATTTTTCCATCAACCTTCAGCGTGCCCGTGATGTGGGTCTCGGGGGTGTCGATCTTGCAATTGGAGCTCGCATTGATCGTCGCCGTAGCCGTGTTGACGGTGCACGATGATTTCGCGTTGATCGTCTCCACGTTCGTATTGATCGTCACGGTTTTCGGTGCCGTAATTGTTATGTCCCCAGTCTCTTCGACCCTGACGAAAGTTGTCGGAGTCTGCCCCCAGAAACCGCCCAAGTAGAACCCGTCGCTCATGTCGTAGCATCGGAAGCTACCCGGTTGAACAGCTTCGTTTCCGCCCGTAAGCGTCGACACGTCTTGCTGTGCGAAGACAGCCAAACCAACATCCCCAGGCTTCGGGTCACAAATCAGTGCGGCCGTGCCGTGCTGAAGCCGAAACCACCTGAGCTTAGGAATGGAAACAGGCTCGAGCGCCTCGCCGGACGCACTTCGCATCTTGACTAGCGGCGTCGCGCTCAGGTATCCAGCGCCCGCACCATCACCGGGACGCGTGATCGTGTCCACTCGCACGGGAATCGCGGTATTGACCATGCCCTTGATGACCGAGCGAATCAGAAAATCCAGGACGTTGATTTGTGAGCCCGATGTAAACGCGTTCTGCGGCTGTGCGTACTCTGACATTTCATTCTCCTAACCACATGCCATCAAAGGACGTTTCCCAAGAACTCGCCCCAGGGTTGTGCGCGCTCAAAGAATGTTGAAGCTGAGTGATCTTCCATACGCCTGAAGCATGAGGGACGATCGTCTGCACACTCACCGCCGCCGCCACTCGTAGCTCTGGACGGAAAAACGTCCTGCACTGGATGCCCGTATTCGTAAACGTCGGATACCCAATCATCCCTGTGTCAGCAGAGACAACGGGCACGCCGCCTTCTGCACGCCTTACGCCGTCCTTCGGCACAACGATCGTCTTGTCGTCATCAAAGATGATGTCCGCGCCTGCGGCATTCGCAACCGTTTTCATCTTTGTGATCGGGTCTCCGTAGACCGTCATGTCAGAAACCGTTGCCTGCACACCGTCGTTTTGATACTCGAACCCCGCCTGCGCACTCTGAGACTTGATAAAGTCCCCGACGTCCTGAGACCCCTGCACGCTCACAGTCGACGCGGGCTCGAGGAGCGGGTATGCGCCAACCTGCGCTTCTATCTTGAGCACGGGGCTCGAACCGTTGAGATCGGCGTATGCAACCGTGACGCACCCGCGAAAAATCACAGGCAACTCCTGCCCCTGCTCACCGGCCGCGATCTCTATCGCATTCCACCTACGACCGAGAGGCTTGAAGGCGAGTGTCGTCAATTGCCCCATGGTGTCGAGCGACAGGCCGTAAATCTCAACCTGCGCCGTCGCGAAATCCACGCCCCCCGTCTTTGAGATTGCTACATTCGTGGCAAAGCCTTGGAAGGTGTGCTGGTTGTTCACACCGCTCTTGTCAAGAGTGATTGTTACTCGGATGTCCTTTAAGCTGTAAGTGCTCGCCATTCTTCTTCCGTCGCGTAGTTGAGCGTAAAGCGGTCGCCCAGTGCATCGTATTGAGGCGATGCGGATTTTCCACCGCTGTCAAGAAAGAAAAGCCTGCCTGCGAAATCAGGCGTATTCCACACGGGGATAGGCGACATCGTGCGGCACACGTGGCTGTCGCAAATCTTGACCTCATCAGCCGTTAGCGTGAGATACAAAAAGCCGCCCATCTGCCGCAGATTTATAACGCAGTTTTGCCCATCAAGGACGATGGAAAACTCCTGATTAGGAAGCGTCTGCAGTGGTATGCGTATCATCATCTTCCTCACGAAAAGAGATCGGCAACGAGGCCCCCTTGCGCCTGCCCCGTCTGCACCTTGTTCGCTGCATTGGCGCTCTTGGGTGCCCACGCAACAGACGCCCCGCCGACCTTTGCCGATTGCACCTCTCGGAAATCAACATGGATTTCAAGCGCGTTAGCTCCGTTCGTTGCCGAGCGTGTATAGCCGTACGACACGACAGCCATGCGGCTATACACCTTAGAGGGCGTTAGGATGCGAAAGAGCTGCACACCGCACCGGTAGGACTCGAGCCTGGAAACGGCTTCCTGCTGTGCCTGATAGTCGCCAGAGAAAAGGAGGCTGACAGAACACTCGGACGGCTGAGGCACTTTGTCATAAGCGTATAACGCCCCGTTTTCCTGCGGCTCCGTCGGAACATTGGCTGTCGAGTTGTCCTCGAATCCATCAAGTGCCGTGTAGCCGCAGAACGGCCGCGCATTCTCGTCAACGATTGCCCAAACTTCGGCCATCATTTCCTCACTTTGAAATTACGCCAGACTGCGCTGCCACAAGCATGCGATTTCGACGGCTCAACGCATTGTCCATCGCGCCGCCAACGGCCTGCCCGACGGCCTCAGGATTGCCATTCGTCTGAATGTTGTTTGTCACCTGAATCTGCATGTCGTTCGTCACGCCCGGGCCTGCGATTGCAGACTTAGCCGCTGCAAAGCTCCCGACAGTTGCCTGCATAGGCGTCTCGCTGAAGAAGCCCGAAAGCGCATCACCTAAGCGAACGAGCGTGTCGGAAGAGCTTTCCTGCGATGGCATGCCGGCGTAGGCAACCGGAGCATCGTACTTGACACGAACGATCTTCGGATCGTTTACTCGAACTGGAGCTTCCGCCCCCTTCTCGTCGCTATCGTTCCCCGAGAAAAAGTCCGCAATGCCGCCGAAAGTATCCTTGATGACGCCCTTGGCAGAGTCCACGACGCCTGATGCCGCGCCCTTGATCTTCCCGCCAATATCGAGAGCATCAGAAATCCACGCGCTAAGTTGGTCGACCAACGCCTTGAACGAGCTCATCGCCCAGTCAATGGCAGACTGTATCCCGCGTTCAATTGCGTCTCCTATAGCGTCACCCAGTGCGCCAACAGCCTCAATCGTTTGCTCGATCGAACCGGCTACGCGATCCGGCAGGGAGGCGAAGAACTCACCGACACCGCCGAAGAAATCCGCCACGCCTTCTTTGAAGGAGCTGCCGATTGACTTGATCGCGTCCCACAATTCGCCGAGAGCCTTGACGGCTTCAGCCGGGAGATTGATGAGGGCGTCAAGCCATTCCTGACAGGTCTCGCGGATCGCCTGAATCCTTTCATCAGATACGCCGATAAAGCTCAGGAAGCGGCCGAGAATCGAGTTCCCGCCCCGAATGAAAGCGAAGAGATCATCGAAAGCCAGCGCGAGAGCAACCACAGCAGCCGTTACAACGGCCACGGGGTTCGCGAGCATCGTCGCGTTGAGCGCTGCCATGATGCCCTGACCGCTCTTGAGCACCTTGAAAAACGTCGACGAGGCCGTGATTGCCTGAATGATCGACCGCCCATAAGTAGCGGCCAAAACAGTCCCGACCCCCGCCAAAACGAGCTTGACTGCGCGGCTGTGCTCTCTGATGAAGGCAACGCCGTCGCCGATCACCTTTAGCACTTTGTTCACGACCGGGAGCACGGTAACGGCGAGCGCATTGGCGAGAGCCTGCGCCTGATCCGTGAACTGCCGCCAACGGATGTTCATCTCGCGCGCGGCTTTTGCCTGTTCCGGGGTGAAGGCGACGCCCTTGTATGCCTCGGCCGCATCGGTCGCGCTGTCCTTGAACTTAGTAAAGACTGCGGCCGCATCCTGACTCAGCCCCATCGCATTCAAAAAGTGCGATGCCTGCTGATCGGTCATGCCCTTGACGGCCTCGCCCATGCGGAAAAACTCATCCGCTGAGCGGCGTTTGTCTACCGTCCACGACTCAAGTGCGCTTTTGAATGCCTCCTCGCTACCGCCGGCATCACGATTAGCCTTCGCCCACGCGTCGATCTTGTCTGTGGCAACGCCCGTTCTCTCGCTCAGAATGTCGAGACTCTCGCCCATCTGAGAAAGATTCTGAAAGAGCAGCTGGCCCGAAAAGACCGCGACGAATGGCGCAACTACCCGCTTGAAAAGCGTGCCGAGCTTTCCCATGCGACCTGCCAGATCATCCATGGCGCGCCCTGTGATGAGCGAGGCCTTCTGCCCTGCCGTTCCGATCGCCATGATGCGCTCAGCCACCTCATCAGAGACTCCGCCGAGCATAAGCGTCGACTTGGACGCGCTGGCTGCCATCTGATCGATTTCGGCGCCGCTCACTTCCATCCGCTTGCCGAGGTCCGAGACGGCCTTGGACGCGTTCTCGAGTCCTTTGTTCAGCTCCTCGCTGTCGAGGCCGAGAGCGATTACGAGTCTGTCTACTACGCTAGCCATTTTCTTTCTCTAGCCTTTGTTGTGCGAGCCACGAATGGTAGTTGCGGAGCTCTAAAACCTCGAGGAGCTCATAGGCCTCCTCGAGCGTCAATTTTTCTTTGAGTTCGACCATACTGGCCAAACCTGCGGCGACAATCGCGCCGCAGATTTTGGGAACATTCGCAAAGGACGCCACACCCTTTACTTTGAGGCAGGCGTTTCGGTACTTTGCGGCATAAGGGACTTCAAGGCGTCGCCATCGAAGAAAAAACCGAAGTTCCGGCGAAGTGATTCAATCCTGAGCTTCGTCAGCGTCAACGGGCTCTCGATGACGGCGCACGCGGACTCACCTTCGAGGCGGCGCAGCGCATTGCCCTGCACAAGCGTGCAGCACGAAAGGAGATCGTCAAGCAGAGGGCGTGCCTCGTCGTAGGGAATCGTGAGGATGGTCTTCAGCAAATCCGCGGGCTTGTCGCTGAAAACCTGCTGAATGTCGTCAACGTTACGCCCCATGGCAAAAGCCGCGCGATACATCCACTGCTCGGCCTTGTAAGCCGACATGGGCGTAATCGTGAAGCTCTTGAGCGTCGTACCGTCCTGCACTTCAAGCTTAGAGATGTCCATTGCTCCTCCTTACAGCACGCGCTCAAAGTCAAAGCCCCACTGCGTCGGCTGCATCGTGCGAGACGCCGCCGACATCGGAGGAGCGCTCTTGAGAACGCCCTTTACGAACGTGCGCGTGACCCCCAGCGAAGGGATGTAGCACGTTAGAGTGCATTCATACGGCTTATCGTTCGCCTCCATGCAATCGCGCACATACTCAAGCGCAGAGGCAGACGGAGAGGAGGCTTCGAGCGTGAGCGTCACAGACGAAATGTTCTTGATCACGCCTGCCACCATGTATCCATCGACAGAGCGACGCGTTTCCGCCATCTCGATCGAGTCGCTGGAGAAAATGCCGTCGGCGCTGAACTGCTGAAGCTGAATGCCGGACGGGTAAAGCTCATCTACAGTGAGAACGAGCTGAGCGTTCGCGGACGTGACGTCAAAATTAGAGCTGGCCATTTTATGCCCCTAAAAAGAGGCCCCAACGGTCAAAACGTCAGGGCCGATGATGTTCACTAGATAACTGCAATCACTTCTGCGGAAAGAGCCTGAACGCTTCCCGCATACGCGTAGAAGATTGTCACGGAAGGCGCTTCGCGGTTCGCACGACCTGCGGCATCGGGCAGGGTGATGCCGAGCCAATAGCCCTTGGAGGTGATCGCTCGAATCACGTCCTCGCCGTCGTCGCCCGTCTCCTGCATGATCTGCGCTTTCTGCGATTCATTGAGCGCGAGACCGGCGTCAATCACGCCGTTATTGATGCAGCGGTTAATCGGATCCTGGCACCACGCGCGAATCAGTGCCTCGCCTGCGGCGTTGTACGGTACTCGGTTGACATTCTTGAAGCCAGACATGCAGCTCGTCTGGATCGCGGAGCGCAGATAGATCGAGCCATAGAGTACGTCAACAAAGCCGTAGAAGTCGCTAGAGAGCGTTCCGCGGTTGAAGAACTGGAACTGATCGTTACGCGTAGCGTACTGGCCGATGAAGTTGATGCGGTTGCTCTCAAGCGCGTTCGCAACGGATTCCTCGAGAACGTTCGGGGAAAGGCCGGAGGCATACTTGGCAAACCACGTCTTCATGCCCTGCGTGCGGTTCCAAGCGATAGAAGCGCCGCAGGCCATTGCCATAGCGGAAAGTCCCCACGTCGGGAAGTAGATCGGGACTACGACGTCGTACTTATCAACAATCTTTGCAAGCGCGCCGTTCGAAGCCGTCAGCGTGCTTTCAAGATTCTTGTCGCTAGACCACGGGAAGTAAACGAAGTCGTCGTAGATGTCCGCCCACGCGGCAAGAGCTTCAATTTCTTCAAGCTCGGCCTCCCAGAGGGTCGTAAAGCCCACCCAGTTTCGCGTGACGGCGCAGACGGCTTCCATGTTGGCCGCCTCGGTCATGGCATCAACACCCTGAGAGACGACTGCGCCTGCGGCCTGCGTCAGGCCGAGCATTTCGCTGAGGTCGGTGCCGCTGTCGGACTTAGAGGCGTAGCCAATCGTTGCAGCCTTGCCCTTCGTGTCCGTCGTAAACGTGAAGGCGTTGAGATTGCTGTCGTACGTGCCCTTAACGCCTGAAATCGCCGTAGCAATCTTCGTCGCGGCATCAGAGAGCGAGGCAGCAGAGGAGAGATTGATCGAAGCGGCCTTCTTGTCCTGACCGCCGACGCTAATCTTGAAAGAGCCGTCAGTGATTTTCTTCAGGGCTTCGAGCGTAACGGAAAGCTCGCCGCCGCGAATCCAAGCGCCGTCAGCCTCGGTGACACGGCGTGCGATCACAAGAGACTTCGGCGCGCTCTGCTGGTTCTGCACGCCGCTGAAATACTGCTGAGCAAAAGCCGTCTCTTCGGCTTCGGCTCCGAACATGGCGGACACATCCGCCGTCGACGAAAAGGCCACCGCGGGCGTACTGGCGGGCAGGACAGTGTTCTTCGTGAGCAGGAGCCCGTTGGTTTCTAGATCGCTACCACCGCCGCTGATTACGCGCGGGGAGACCGCAACGATGCGGGATGCGGGCAAAGACATATGGATATCCTCCAATAAAAAAACGCCTTTGAGGGGCGCTCTTGGGTAAGTTAATTAAGACAATGCACATCAGCGCGGCGGGAATCGCACATCGACGTTATGCACGCCGACATGCACGGCATCAGTGCTTTCAACATCGAGCCTGACGACGTGCGTGTAGGTGATGTGGAGCGTCGTCGTCCAACGCTGAACGAACTGATTTTCATCTACCACCACGGTTGTATTGCGAACGTCATCAGCGTAGAGACTGGATAGGCCGTACTTCTGAAAGAAGTCGCAGCCTGACACCGTTCTGGCCACCGTCGCGACCGATTCTGCGCGCATACGGGCCGTTTCCGGATGATCGCTATAGACGTCGACTTGAACGCTCATCTCGACCAATCTAGAGACCACGGCGTCCATTTTCTGAGTCGCCGTGTCCCACTCATAGGCCTCGACGGGCGTCCCGATCTCACGGTGCGCGATGATCGTATTAACGACGTAATCGCGCGAGTCCGGCAGAGAAAGGTTGTTTTGATTTCCCGCGATGACGTGCGTAGCCTCAAGGCCGGACATCATCAGCAACTCGAAGTCTTTGACGGCCTTGTAGACCGTCTCATCGGAGACGATCGTAGAGCGCGTAGGAGGGCTTTGCATCATAACCATACAATCCCCTGCGGCGGGCTTAGCTGAAGCGTAGCGCGCACACTCAACCAGTTGACGCCTGAAAAGTTTTCTAGAACCGCATCTACAGCCCATACAGTCCCGTCCTTACGCAGGATGTAATCCCCTGCGCGGGAGATCGGGCGAAAGATGCCTGCGGTCTGTTTTGCAAAGTCCTTCGGGGCGAATAGGTAGAACTTACGCACGACCGAGTTTGCCCCCGCCATGTCGGCATGGAACAGCGCCGCATCGCCCTCGCTTTGCACCTGTGCCAGGACGCCCATAGTGCGCTCGTACTGCGGAGCGGCAAAGCCATTTTCATCAGGCACTGACCCAGTTGAGTGAAGTAGCTGAACCTCCTCATCCGGGTGGATCGCATTGATCGATCCGCGTACCACTGCATGTAAATTTAGCCCCATACAACTCCCAGATTCTCAACCGTGAAGCTCATGTTCACTTGACCTCAAAGGCGATTGAGTGAAGCAACGCCCCCGACAAAACCATCGGTTGCGTCGTGGCGGAGCTGGCTTTCGACGAGTGATTTTTTCCCCCAGTCTTACGCCCTGCAGACTGCGCGGCGTAAAGCTCCATCGTGAGCGGCGCGCGCTCTTGGAACTTTTCCTTTGTCGTCCCGCCACTTGCAATGGTTGCCTGCACATCCTGCGCGGCCACAGTGCCCAGTACCGTAAGCGCCGACGCAGGATCCTTCAGCCCCTCGAGCGCCTTCTTCAGCACGCCCTTCCACTTTTCCTGCTCGGCAACGAGCGTCCCCCGCAGGAACGGGCGGGGCGGGTTTACTAATGCCGCTCCAGGCTTGATGGCCGCCTTGCTGAAGTCCGGGCGTCCCCGATCACTTAGGGGCACCGGACGTCCAATGGCACCACTCAGGAAAAGCGATTGCTTCGGCGTGACGCGTTGCACCCAGCCGAACTCAACGTACTGCGCGTATTCGGCAATGCTTGCGTCAGTCACCCCCACCTCGACCACTTTCGCGGCGCGATTCCCGTACTGTTTGGCGAGTCCCTCAAGCCTTTGCGTCACCTTGCCTGCGTCAACCTTGATGCCCATCATTACCCCCACGGGTGATAGTTGTCAGAGACGTACAGGCGTCCTCCGAGACGGTATTTGCCCGTCATCATCCAATACGTAGACCCACAGGGCGTCTGATTCCACCACTGCGCGGACTGCGAGTTGCTCTTGATGAGATCGAAGGATGACGACACCGAGCCTTCTGATGCACTGGCCACGCGACCGGGCTGATCGCCGCGCGTAGAGAGCGTGGCCATATGACACAGCGCGTAATAGAGAAGCACTTTACGCTCGAGCACTGGGGGCGTCGCATCAGGATCGAACGGGGCAAAGCTATCTGCGTCAGTCGTGCCGACAATCGCCCCCACATGATCCCACAGCACACCCAAGAGCACATCATTGATGACGGCCTCCGTCAGCCCCGGGAACCATGAGCGGAATTCTTCAATATCAAGCGCTACGTCCATTTTTAGGCCTCGATGTCTTTTACCTTCTCAACGCCGACCGAAGCCGGATCGACAGGCTCGACGCCCGTGCGCATCTCGGCAATCTCATCGCGGCGCGCCTTGAATTCCTTCTCGCTCCTCATCTCCCAGAGGAGCGGGGGCATGGCGGTGAAGGCGCGCTCGCCACCGTGTTTGCGCTTGATGTCCTCCCAGTCTCGGCGTGCTACGCCCACCAGGACGGCATTCCCTGCGCCGAGGAGAACGCCCTTGGCCTGCCCCCTTAGCGCGTGATTAACCCCCGGGAAAACAACGGTTTTCGCGCCACCATTGCCATTGTCAACGTCATCAAACTTGAGCCCGAGGGGCATGCCGCAGGCAATGTAAATGATCTCATCGCCTGCGATGTCAGAAACCTTCTTTGCTTCCTGCTCAGCGGTGTCGGCAATGATGCCCGTGGTGCCGAGAGCAGAAGCCTTACGAGTACGAGTAGTGCGAGCCATAAAAAACCTATTCGTGACAAGAGTTTGGGCAGGGCAGGCGTGAACCCGCCCCGCCGTGGAGATAAAGGCCGTTCGTGACGGCCTGCGAGTTTTAGATGCCGACCATCGTCGCAACGAGGCTCGGGCGGCGAATCACGCAACCCCACGTGCCAGCAGTTGCCTTCTGCGTGAAGCTGGATTCATGCGCGATCAGGCGACCGAGGCCGAAGGCGCGGGAGAAGGCGGAGAAGCCCGTCTCGTCGCCATACACTTCCTTGACCGTCATGTAGAGCATTTCGCCGGCGGCCGTGGAGAGCTCGGGAAGCTGAACGATTTCGATGTTCGGATAGTTTTCCTGCAGCATGACCTTGGCCGTCTTGCCAAACTGGTTCGGCTGAGTCAGGTAGCCAATCATCTTGTTGGAGATGCCCAGAACAATCGGGGCGTTCACGTCAAGATGACCGCCATTGTTAGCAGTCAGTTCCTGCCACAGCTTGTTCACGTCATTGAACACGAGCGTGGCCGCGTTGTTCGGGTCGGCCGCGATCTTTTCAGCCCACGTAGATTTGCTATTGACCGACACCGGAGAAATCGATTCCGGGATGTTCGGATCATTGAGCATGCCGTAGATTTCCATGCCCGCAACGCCGTAGAGCTGGAACTTGTTTTCAGCTCGGGCAATGATCTGCGCGGCCGCGTTCTGCTTGCGAGCAGGGAGGTTGACATTGGCCTCGGCGAGCTTCGCCGTTTCGAGATCGCCGTACTTAATCGTCGTCTGATAACGGAAGTTCTGGCGAACAGGGAAGTTGTAGTTGACATCAGTGCTCGTGCCGTTCGCGAAGTCGTTGTACGGCGAGACCTGACCGGCCACTTCTTCCACGCTGAAGGTCGCGTAGTCCTGCGTAAAGGAGCCAACGAGCGTCTTGTCAAAGAACTTCGTGGCATTCGTGACACCGAAGAGCACATCAATGATGCGCGGGTCGACGTACGTGTAGAGAGCCGCAGGCGCGCCGACGTTCGGCTGCGTGGAAAGCGCGGCATCCTGTGCGAGCTGGTCGCGGTTGATGTTCTTGAGGACGATGCGACCGTCCTTTTCATCAAACGGCATAAAGCCGACGGCGTACGGAGCCTCGATGCCGCGCGCCTTGGCATTCAGAAAGTTTTGATCCATATGAATTTTCATGGCCTTTGCTCATCACAAAGGCCACTCCTCCAAATAGTTTGTTTAGGGAAGCGTTGCAAGCGCGGTGCCGATAGAGCACGTTCCACCACTCGCCGCCGTGACCGCGTAAAGCTTTTTCGTCGTAGCGTCCAGCACGATGTCGCCGACGGCGTAGGGAAGTTGCGCGTTGGTAGGCGTGAGCGCCGTTGCGGCAATGCCCGTCTGGCTATCAGCGAGAGCGGTTGCAGAGACACGGAAGCAAGAGCCATTCTTGCCCGCCGCCCCAGCCGCGCCTCGTTCGCCTTGGTCGCCCTTGGCGCCCGCAGCCCCCGTTTCGCCTTTAGCCCCAGTCGCACCCGCGACACCCTGAGCACCCGTTGCGCCTTTGAGCCCCGTGAAAGCGAAGGTAAACGTCGGCGCGGTCGTCGTGCCGCCCTTGCTTACCGTGACCTTGGGCGTGCCGACGGTGGCGTCAACAGTGGCCGTAGCGGTAATCGTAGGCGTAGCGCCCGTTTCACCCTTAGCGCCCTGTGCACCAGTGTCGCCCTTGGCACCCTGAGCACCGGCGGCACCCTGCGCGCCCGTCTGACCGCGAGGGATGCCGAGCTTCAGAACGCCACCCTCGATGACAGCAGTTGCAGGAGCCCCGGCGGCGAGCGTCGTTGCCTGCGCAGACTGAATGTCAACGCTGGCAGCGGCCTGCAGTCCCGTCTCGACCTTGTTTAGCTTCTCGGCGGTGATGATGTCGCCGCGTTTCCACAACGTAGGAGAGTAAGCCATAAGCCCAACCTCCTTAGCCCGCGGAGGCCTCGTCAACCTTTGCAGAGTCAGCGAGAGCGGCGGCCATTGCGCCGGTCGCAACCGTAACGCCAAAGTTCTGATAAATCACGACATCATCCTTGGCGGCGCTCTTGACGCCGCGGGGGAAAATCACTCGCCAACCCGTGTCGTTCGTAGTGCCGGCGGCACCATACGTAATGGCACCCGTGGCCGGATCGCACAGGACGGACTGGCCTTCCGTAACCGCGCCCGTAGCGACAGCATAGAACTGGCCGCGAATGGCGATCGGCGGGCAGGCGCCCTGCGGATAGACCTGCGATGCGTCAGCAGTGAGCGTCGGAATCGTAGCGATGACGTCACGTTCGACAAAACCGACGGGCTTGGCACCGGACGTGCCCTTGAGGGAGACGATGTTCGTTTCACCCGTAACGTTGCCCTTGAGCGCCGTAGCAAAGCAGAAAGTACCTGCCTGAACGGTGCCGTCGGAGACGTAGTTGAAGGCCGTGTAAACGGCCTGCTTCGGATTCACTTCCTGACCGGCAATGCCGACGGCAGGATCAGTCTTAACAACTGCCTGAAAACCCATGATTAATACCCCTTCTTGATTTGAGAAAGCTTAGTGGAGAGAATGGAGTCGGCCTTGCCCGTCTTGAGCTGGGCGTCCTGAGCGAGCGAGCGCTTGGCAGAGACCTTCTTGCCGGCCATGAAGGCGAGATAAGCGGTGCGGGCGGCTTCGGGACGAACGCCCTTGATGCTCACACCCTCCTGCTCCAGCGCGGCCAAATAGACGCTTTCGGCAGAGTCGTAGGCATTGAAGCGGACGCGACCGAGCGTCTGAGCGCACTCATCCATTGCCGTAAAGCGTCGAGCGATGCGGCGTTCGACACGCTTAAGCGCGGCGTCCTGCCCCAGTGCGCGTTCTTCGCCTTCGGATTCATGCTCACGATCGAGCTTTTCAGGCTCGGTCTTTTCCTTTCGTTCGCCATAGCGCACACCCTCGGCAAACGCCTTCTGGAACTCTTCAGGCTCCTCGTCGTAGCCGCAGGCCTTCAGGCCGTCCTGGATGAGCTGAGCGCACTCGTCCTCATCTTCGGCAGGCTTTTCGGCCTCTTCACCGATGTTGATGTCCTCATCTTCGGTCTCGGCTTCGGCATAGGCGAGCCCCTTGAGCGCATCGGCAAAGCCTTCGGCATCCTCAGGCTTCATGCCCTTGGAAACCATTTCGGCGATGATTCGCTTGATGGCTGCGTCCTTGTCCTCGTCAGCGGCTTGCGCCTCTTCAGCGGGCTTGTCGACCACATTCCCCTCCTCGTCCTGCTCATGCAGGTCTTTGATCCCATCGGCGGCAGCGGCGATTGCGTCAGCAAGTGCCACCTCCTTCTTCTCGACGGCAGGATCGCCGTCAGCTGCGGCTACGGGAGCCGCGTTCTTTTCCGTCACGTCCATAGGTTGAGCCTCTCTTAAGTGACTGTCTTGCACCAACACATCGCGCCCCGCGCGGCCCTGCTCCACCAGCGCAACATGGTTGGCGGTAATGTCACGCATAACGAAGTCATAGTCTTCGCCGTCCGGCGTCTTGCCGGGGATGAAGTCAGGGGTATATCTGTACGAAAGAGACAACTCACGCATCGACCCATCGACGATGCGCTTGATTGCATCCTCAACAGTGAAGTGCAGCGAGTTGTCTAGGTATGGCGCTCTAAATGCGCCGTCTGTCCCAGTGGAGCCGACGCGCGTTTTGATCTGCGGCGCGTCTGCGTAGTCTGGATGATGGTTGAGCTGAATCGGGATGCCGTTCGTGCTCTCGATCGTCTCGGGCTTGCTCAGCTCCTCTGGCGGGCAGTATCCGCGATAGATCTTCTGCGGATCGAGCCTCAGACGCTCCCAGTCAGGCACCTCATGCCCGTAGTACGGTCGCACCTGCGCTTTGGTCAAGTGCGAGACGGTGACATGGAGGTTCCCGTTCTTGTCATACCTCCTCACGCTCTCGGCATCTAGGGCAAGTAAATAGCGGTCGTTGTTCATTTCAATATGTCCGATATATCTAGACGGAAAATGCATCGGCAAAACGGCAACAACCCGGGCGTTACGTTCTGGCCTACAGCCGGGTCGTAAAGCCCCTCGGAAAGGTCGAAGCGTTTGCCGTCCATTGCGATATGCGTCTCGCGTGATGAATACCGCCCCGGGACGTGAACCCATACCGCGTGCTTGATGCCCAATGCCTCGGCGTTGCCGCGTTGGATGCCCTGACTGACTTTGATCGACTGATCAAGCGCAACTCGCTTGGCACGGGCCTCCGTGAAGCCCCTAGAGGCTTTCAGCACGCTTTCGATCTCTCCCAGACTCTGACCCTCGTAGAGGCCGCGTGTAATCGTCTCTCGCACTCTGGCGAGGTCATCCGCCTGCATTTTGGTGATGAGCCCCGTCATGCCGTCCACAAGCCCCGGCAACGCTTTTGCTGTGCTCGGCGACATGTATCGATTCTTGACGATAGGGATCGTCCATTTTTCTTTGAGCAGAGTAGGAGTGATGCCCGCGCGTATCAGCGCACGCCGCTGGCTCGCTGTCACGTTTTGCGCCATTGCGCGGACAAACCATCCCGAGACGAGCTTTGCGCTTTCTCCCGCGTGAATCATCCACCGCGCCATCTTCTCGGCGAGACTCATGTCAAGCTGTCGAGCGGCATCGGCGGGATTAGACGCTTTGAAAGCGCGTATCGCCTCATCTATGATCCGTTTCTCTTTGCGTCCCCACAGTGCGGCGTCCTGTGCAACCGTCTCGACAGGCTGCGTGAAGCAGCCCGAATCGATCAGGTTGCGCAGGAGCTCGGCCGTTGCCTCGCGCGTCTGTTTCTCAATGAGAGCAATCAGCCGCTTTTGCAAGGCCGCCTTGAGCCCCGCATTCGGCTCTATCGCGGGGATCGTCTTGATGCGTTTAGCCATTCAAGCCACCTAGGGACTGAAGCAGTTGCCGCGATTCGTCGGGCGGGTTCGATGCAGGAGCAGGCTCTGCCACTGCGGTCGTAGCCTGCTGAAGCGCGCCAAGCAAGCCATCGATATCCTCAGGCTCCCCTTCGGGCACCTCGTCACTCAAAAAGCCCAAGTGCATCGCCGGCTCATTCTTGACCGCTTCGCGCATTTCCTCTGCGCTGATTGCCTGAACTTGTGCAAGCGTTGCAAGAGCGCCTGCGCGCGTCTGAGCGGTCATAGCCGCGCTGGCTTCATCTTCCTTGCTCAATTCGTTGAAGTCGAAGGAGATATTCGAATTGATGCTCCCCATTTCGACTAGTTCAATTGCCTTTAAGCAAGTGTTGATTGCTTCGCGACGCAGCTCTTGCTTGGAACGAATGTGATCGTAGTAGTTACGAATGTCGCTTTCACCCGTTGCGTTGAAGCCGCTAGGACTGATGCCCAAGAGCTTCACAGCAGGCGTGCGGTTGATAGACGCTACCATCTCCAGAGACTGCCGCACGACGTCCGTACAGCCCGCAATTGACGTTTGCACGTTCATCACGCTTTCGCCTTCCTTGTCGCAGACGAACACGGCGTTGTTATCGCGATAGCGCTGAAGCGCCTTCATGCGGATGTCGAACAACTGCACCCCGTTAGGCGAATTGAAGATGTCATCCGTGCTCGTTTGGAAAACGAGAAGCGACACCTTGCGCACCAAGTCGGCCGTATAGACCCGGCACTGATTCCAGTGCATCACGTAGTCCCAGAGGATCTGAGCCTGCGGAATGCCGAGGAAGTTGTATGCCGGTCGCAGAAGCGTCGGCGGCGGATTGTCAAAAAGCCTAAGCAAGCGCGACTCATGCACCTTCGTTCCCAGCACCCAGAAGTAGCGGGGCTTGAGGTAGTCGGGCTTGAGCGGGTCGATGGCGTTGTAGTCGCCCGGCGATACGTTCACAGGATCGACCACGACAAACCGGAGCTTCGTACCCGGCTGTAGCTCTGCGCTTTCGTTTGAGTAGCGCAGGGGCAACTCGGGATTTTCCGTGCCGGTGTCGACGTAGATAAAAGCTCCGCCCATGTATCCGGTTAGTGTTGCGGCCTCATGAAAGAGCGTGCGTAGGTGGTACTTCTTCTCTTGAAGTGTCTGAATCTCCTCAACAGCCTCCGCGTCATCGCCCGTGATCGTAATCCACTCGCGGGTAATATCATCCGCAACGGTCTGCACGCAGGCACGGATCATGCCGTTCTGCGCGATCTGCTGAAGTGCGCCGTAACCTACGAAAGAGGTCACTGGATACTGCCCGAGCTCGTAGCCGTGCTGTTGAAGGCTGCGATGAATTGCGCCATAAAAGCCCGCGTCAGAAAGTGCTTCATCTTGCGCTAGGCGCTCTTTTTCAGACACCCCGAGAGTCACCGGAGGGGCGAAACGCTCCCTCACCTTCTCGACCGTCTCGAAGAGCTGAGTGGCTTGCGGCGGCGTGCGTAGCGTGCGGTCGATCTCCTCAAGCGCGGCGATGCGCTTTGCCTGCGCGAGGAGATTGCCGTTAGGCGCTTGGGCTTTCGCCGTCTTTCTTTTCTTCTTGCTCACAATGCTTAATCTCCACTTTGCACCACTCGCTTAGGAAGCGGCAAAAAACGCGGCACCTTGCGGCCTGCCACTGCACATCGTCAATTCACATTGCATGAGTAGCGGGGCCTACCGTCCCAGTAGGTAAGCTAGATTTGTCGGATCGATATGCAAGCCGCTGTGCTTATTTAGATCCGTCAATGCCTGGCTCATCGCGTCGATGGTGTCATCGTGAGCACCCGACGGAAATGCGAGGAGCTCAGGCACCAGATCGCGCTCGACCCACGGAAACCGCTCAGGTGGAGGCAAGTACACGTTCCTAGCCTCCCATAATGGCGTTACGGCCGACGCGCGCGCCTCCTTGCTTTCTTTTGGCGTGATCGGGATGATGCCCGACACTTTTTTCTTGAGCGTCGCGATGATCGCCGACCCGTTCGCTTTGTCTTCCACGAGCTTGCGAGTCACGCGCGGGTACTTGTTTGCCGCCGCGACGAACTGCTCCAACGTCTTAACGAAGTCCCACTGACCGCGGAATTGGTCGATGAGATAGAAACAGCCGTCCTTTCTGCCCCAAACCTGCCCGACAACAAAGTCGGACGCTTTCGAGTCTTTAAAAGTCATGTCCCACGAGATCACACTCGCATCGAAGCGCTCGGGCAAAGTGTCCCAGTACTGCACCCAGTCACTCTTGAAAAGCCCGCCGCCTCGAGGCACCGGGCGTTGTTGGAACTGACCTGCGACAGCATAGCCACCCATGACCTTCTCCATTTCATCCACCTGAGTGGCAGTAAAGCGCTCGGGAAAGAGCAGTTCACCTTCTTTCTGGCGAGGGTCGGTGAAGCCGATGCTGGTCTTGCACCTGCGACTTTCCTCGAAGCGCATCGGCAACATCAAGTGGTCATAGCCCAGTTCCTTCGCGAGGATCACGCCTGACGTATCGCGCTCGTGGAGCCTCTGCATAATGACGATGATCGCCGATTGCTCGTTGTTCACGCGGGACGGCACAGCCTCGAGGAAGGTCTGTTGTGCGGCATCAAGCGCGGCCTGTGAGAACGCATCGTCGACAGACAACGGGTCGTCGATGATGATGCGGTCGCCTCGAGAGCCCGTAAGGCTTCGAAAAGCCATTGACTCACGAAAGCCAGTAGCCGTGTTCTCGAACTTCTTCTTTGCGTTCTGGTCGCCACACAGCTCAACGCCCCATCGCTCCTGATACCAGTCAGAGGAGATCAAGCGTCGGCACTTCAGGTTGTCTCGGATTGCGAGGTCTTCCTTATGCGCCGTCGTCAGATAGCGCATTGAAGGCTGTCCGCCTGCGCCCCACTCCCAAGCCGGAAAGAAAACGCCCGTCAAGAGCGATTTCATCATGCCCGGCGGAACATTCATCAAAAGGCGCTTGATCTGACCGTTGTGCACGGCCTCGAGGTGCTCGCACATCGCGTCGAGCGCCCAGCCCCACTTGATCGGAGTTGCAGGCTCGAGCACGTGCCACGCCATCTTGCAGAACTCGGACAGGCTGCGCCGCGCAATCTCCTGATCAAGTTCGATCAGTGTCGGGAGTCTCGTCATACAGCAACTCTCTTGCGGCCTTGAGCTTTTCCATGTCGATCGTGGAAAGATCAGGCGTGTCGCTCTGAATCTTCACGGTCTTGCGATCGCCGAAGCGGGAATCGTCACGCCAAGATACTTGTCGTGCCTTCTCCTGCATCAACACGCGGTACGCCTCAATCGCGCCTCGCGGGAAGTCCTCCCCGTTGAGCAGGCGCGTTGTCAGCTCGTTGTTCAGGTTCTCCTGAAGCTCCAGTAGCTCGTCGTTGAACTTCTCGGCACTCGCTTCGCGCGCGCGCGGACTGGTTCCGAAAGTCGGGATTTTCAAGTTTCCAGCGGTTTAATGTAGTCCATCCCGGCATACCAGGCATCCCGCAGATTTTCCGCTCAGATACCCCGTCTCGGATCAATTCGCAGATCTTCTCTGCCAGTTCAGGCGTGTAGATCGAAGGTCGCCCCATCTTGGAGGCGTTCGGTTTTGATGCCATGGCACCTCCTTTTTGAGAGTTAGAACGGCCAAACGCTGGCCATGAAATTCAGCGCATAGGCAAAGAACAACCCAAACCCCATCAAGGCCGTAGCAACGATGAGGTATCGAATCACACGCCAGTCGCCCGGCACTTGCTTCAAGGGATCGGTTAGCATCTTGGACACTTATCGTCTTTGCGCCGAAGCAACTTCAATAACTCCGCCAATGCGGCAATCAGCTGCCGGCACCCAAACCCGAGCCCGGCAAGGCCGATCCCGTAGGCAAAGACCTGTCCATAGAGCGGCAAATCTGGATTGCTCATAAAAGCTCCAAGATCGAATTGCGGTAAAATACTCATACGCAACTTGCTCTTTACGTTGAAGTTGCACAAGAAAGCCGCGAGTGTTGGTAGCACTTGCGGCTTTCGTTTTTTTTCGGATAACAAAAAGGCGACCCCAAAAAAGGATCGCCTTACGTCTGCGCTCAGCCTTACACGCTCATGACTAACTGTGAGAGATAGCCGGAGCGCGACACCCCAGCCTTCCGGGCTTGAGCATCTAACCTACGAAGGATTCGAGCAGGAAGCGTGATGTTAACCCTCTCAACCTTATCAGACAGCTTGGAAAAGTCCACATCAACCGAACCCAAAATCCAGCCCTGATATTCCTCCAACTTAGAAATATCTTCCATCGTAGAAGGCTTGGGGATTTCCTCTCCATCGTCCATCACGCACTCGATCCAACCTTCGATAGCTTCTTTCGCCATTTCGAAGGCCTCGTCGAGCGTATCGCCAGCCGAGAAGCATCCGGGCAAATCAGGAACTACGACGCCATACGCGTGGGTCTCGTCCCCGCGTTCAATAACAATTGGATAACGCATATGTGACCTCTTAGAAGCGGGGCAGGAGCTATTGCTCCCACCCCTGTTCAACATCACTTGAAACGTAAACCAGACTGCCTTTCGATACTTTGGAGAGTACCTGTTGGCAAATCCTTTTTCGGGTGCGGAACACACACCGTCATTCGGTGACCTGGTTTTTTGAAGTAGTGGTGACTTCCTCGAATTCGATCGAGTCGCCACCCTTCTGCCTCAAGCTTGCTGATAACCTCGGAACTTTTCATAAGCGCCCCTGTAATTACCAACAAGATCATTATACACACTGGTGTACATTACGTGTGTACTGATGCGCATTCGCTTGATTGAGGTCAAATAAACCCCCGTGAGGTTTCTTCGCCTTGCGGGGTTTGTTTTATTGAGCTTGCTGAACCGGCTTCCCGTCAGAGCCAACGGGCACATAAACAACCTGCGGTTGCTGAGTCTGTGCCGGCTGTTTCGGTTCGTCGTCCTTCGTCATAGCGTCGTAGACGGCATTGCCAGCCATAGAGCCCGCGGCGGCCCCCATGACGGTCGACCAGAACCCGCCGCCGCTTGACGTGGCGGAGCTGTTAACCGTCTGGTTGATGACGGTCGTGTTCTTCTTCACGACAGTCGTGCGATTCGGGACTGATCTGACAGCAGACGGGCGCGAGAAAGAGCGTCCGCCGAAACCGCGACCACCACGAGCATCTGCGGCGGTAGAGATGAAGAATGCAGCCACAACAGCCGCCAAGAGAATCTTTTTCATGCGTTCAACGTGATTGAGGCGGCAATCCCTGTCGAAAGCAAAGAATGTGGTGGGTAAAGGGGTCACGCGATCGGAAACATGCGAAACGATCACGTCATGTCGAGACCGCTCCACCCGCAAAAGGGGTATAAAAAAAGCTCGAACCTTTCGATCCGAGCTTTATTTTCGCTAGAGACGACTCTGTCTCCCGACAGGGATTAAAGCCGCACACGACTCGCCTCCGACTGAGGCCAAAAATACTTCATTACACATTATACGACTCTTTTCTCGCGGATGCAATCGAAGATTCGTTTTAGTTCGCAAACTGCGGCGTAGTGGTGGAAGCGGAAGGTATTGCGCCCGAGGTGCAGGCGCTGTTCGATGTCCTCGGGTTCGAGATGCTCGAAGTAGCGTGCGCGGATGACGGCCTTGGCGATCATCGGGAGCTCGGAGGACGCGAAGGCGGCATCGAGGTCGTCGGCGACCTGTTCATTGGCTCGAAGTTCCTCGGCGCTCGGGGTGATGCGCGGTTGGCGCTTCTCGGCGAAGGGGTTAGCCTCCTCTTCCGCGTCCGGGGATCCCTGCGCGAGGCGCATCATCTGCATGATGACGAACGTCGGGGACTTGACCGTAGGGATGCGGCCCTTGCGGCGCAGACTCGCCCAGAGGCGCAGCAGACGGAAGAATTCTTTTTCGATGATTACCATAGGTTGCTCGGCTCAAAGGTTTCATACTCCCACCCGCCGCCGTCTTTCTTGCGGCGCGGGTAGACCACGATCAGGGTCGCCCACTGGTTGAGCTGTGCGCACATCTTGCACTTCGCCTTGGCGTCGTCTCGGAAGATGGCGCGGCTTCCCTTGACCTCATGGAATTCGATCGAGCCGTCTGGCTTGAGCACGAAGAAGTCGGGCGTGTATCGGAGGTCTTGCGCGAGCTTGAGGGTAATCGCTTCGAAGCGGAAGTCAAGGACTTCGCCTGCGGCCTTGAGTGCGCGGAGGTGGTCGCGGTACGCGGTCTCGGTCTTGTTCATCTGCCCGGGCTTGAGTCGACCCAGTGCGAGCAATGTGTTCGCTCTCATCCCCTGATGCCTCGCTTGCTGAAGATGCGGAAGGCCTCGTAGCTGTCACGCCCGAAGCCGTTGAAGAACAGCGGGAACTTCTTCCCGTTGCGCGGGTTGGTTTCGTCGTATGTCCACGCCTCGAGGTTCGAGGACGGGATGGCGACCTTGTAGAGCGGGATGTAGCAAAAGGACTCGTTGGCGAGGTAGCCGTAGAAGTCGATGCCGTGGCGGATCTTCATGCGGCCCGTGTCGGCGAGGGCCTCGCACTCGCGGAAGTGGAGTCGGCAGCGGCGACCGACCTCGGGGAGGTTCGGGCGGGACTTCTTCGGGTTGATGACGGTATGCCAAGCGTCGGCAATCCTGGTCGTCGGAATCATCGGTTTTGCTCCTGTTGGTCTTTTCTTGCTTTGAGAATCCCCACCGCCTTGATGCGGAGGTCTATTCGCTCCTGTGGCGCTCGTTCGTAGAACGCGCACGGGGGGCGTAGTTCGGTAATGGCCTGAAGGACGTTCCACCGCCCTCCCTTGTGCCCGACCGCGTCGCAGTAGCCCTTTTCCTCTGCGAAGAGCCACCGGGGGGTGCGGTCGGATCCCGCGAGGTAGGCGCAGTCGATGCATCGGATGGTGTTGATGAATCGGTCGCCGAAGAGCGGACGCGGTTCCTTCGGGCCGGTCGGCTCTTCCTCTTTCGGTCGTTTCCACCTCATCGATCCGCCTCGAAGAAGTTGAGGAGGAGGACGAAGGGCAGTGCGACGATGGCAGCGATGGCGGCGACGGCGATCACCGCTGGGCAGGCAGCGAGGAGGAAGAACAGCGCCACGACGTTCACGATGACGAAGAACGGAGCGAGGAGTGCGGAGAACAGGTCTTTCATGGTTCGTAGTTGTGGGTTACTGGGGGTTGTAGCCGCCGTTTTGCAGGATGTGCGCCACGGCGTCACGGTGGAGAAGGCGCGCGTCGGCAAAGGTTGGGAGCTTCCATGACGCGACGGGTCGACCGAAGCGCACGCAGGAGACGGGGGCGAACCACCGCCCGGGCTTGATCGACGTGGTGACTTCGCCCTCGAAGTCGGTGCTGTGAACCTCCCAGAAGTCCCCTCCCTCGACCACGATGGCGGTCTTGAGTTCGTCGGCGGCGTCCGTGGTGCTGACGATGAAAGCTGTGCTCATGGGTTGAATGCTCCTCGTTGGATGGAACCTACGGCGGCGTCATGGACGGCCATGCCGTGAGCTGCATCCCTGCTGTAGCGGACTGCTATGGTGCGCTCGCGCTCGAGCTCGGCGGTGTACCAACGCAGGCCCTCGCGGTCATCGTCGGGACAGGGCTTCGGGAGCAGGCGGTAGGTGACTTTGGTGACGTACTGGCCGCGTCGACCCGAGAAGTCGGGGCGGGAATGCACGCAGAATTCGCGACGGCGGTCGAGACTGAGGAGCCAGGTCGTCTTGCCTCGGCGTTCCTTGATCTCGCGCACGATCTCCGCTCCCGTGGTTTCATCGGACATGGGGCGCACCTCTCTGCACGGCCTGCTCGACGAGTGACTCATGGTGGGTGAAGGCAAGGGAGCGCTCCGCGAACTTGTAGGCGCGGCAGTACTCGAACGTTGCCTGCGTGAGGTCGGTCGGGTCGTCGCCCAGACGGCCCTCGGCGTAGGTCGTGAGGTAGGCGGTCGAGCCGAAGAGAGGCATCGTGGTGATGCGGATCACCTTGCGTCCGAGGAACGTGTGCAGCGTGGTCGTGAGCGACATCGTGTGATGCGACTTGGAGACGACGCGGGCTTTGGTGTCGGGTTCACTCATTGCTTTCCTCCTTCTCCGGCAAGAGGCGGCACTTGCCGCATCGCTTTTTCAGTTCCCGGTTCCCGATGAAGAAGCCGAGGATGAAAATGACGAGCATGGCCAAAATGAGCTCGTCGAACTGTTGCGTGGTCATTCGTGACACTCCTCGAAGTCCTCGTTCGTGAATTCCACGTCGAAGGCGTGGGCACTGGCCGAGTCGGTCTCGGGCACGGTGAGCGTGAAGCGGAAGCGCCCCTTGGCGTCCGAGCAGTAGCTCGAGCGGTAGTTGGCGATGTCAAGCGCACGGAAGACGGTGTACGCCCAGACCTCCTCGCGGACGTTGTGCTTGAGGAAGTCGTAGACAGAGGCGCAGGTTTTGAGGCGAAGCCCTTTCATTTCGCGTCCTCCTCGTCGGCGAGGTCGTCGTAGTGGACGGCGAAGGAGAACGCGGCCCCACTGATTGAGTGTTCGGCGGGAATGGTCACGGTCACGGAAAGGCGCAGACGGGGTTCGATTGTCTCGTAACGGTCGACGACGTACTGCTCGACCTCGCGGATGATCTGCTCGCAGGTTTCTGCGTCCAGTGCGTTGATTTCGATCAGGCGACGCAGCGGAGATTCGGGCGGGAGGTATTTCATGGGCTTGCTCCTCAGAAAAGTTTGGTCGGGTCGTTGGTTCGGTTGGCGGAGACGCGGCGGAAATCGGTGGTCGTGCAGTCCACGTAGGTCGCGCACTCGTGGACGCGAGAGGCGACCAGATTGCCGACGAAGGCATCGAATTCGGACGGCTTCCCGTCCCTCTCACGTATCGACAGGTTCGTGACGATCAGGGTCGGACGGTCGTTGCGATAGCGGGCGTCGAGGATTCGCGTCAGGAGCTTCGACTCGAACGTTGTCGGGTCGGCGGCAACGTCGTCGAGACACAAGATGTCGATGCGGGACAGGTCGGCGGTGATCTTGGCTTCGGTCGTTCCGGATTCGTTCGAGTAGGTGTCCTGAACGGCGCGCACGAGGTCGAGGCAAGCGACGAAGCGGACGGTAAGGCCCTTGCATTCGCGCAGGCTGTTGAGAGCCGCACAGGCCAAGTGCGACTTCCCAGTACCCCACGAACCCGAGAGGATCAGCCACGGGGTCTCGCCGGCACTAACGCCCTGCGACCATGCGCAGACCTTCTCGAAGGCGGCGGCCTGAACGTCGTCAAACGGCATGAAGCCAGACAGGGTTGCCTTGGCGAAGCGGCGCGGGATTGCGGCGGTCTGGGCGAACAAAGCTGCGTTCTGCTCTTCTGCCTTTCGGTGAAGCAGGCGGTTTTCCGCCATGCCCTCAAGCGCTCCTTCGGTGAAGGGCACGCCCTTCTCGGTGAACTCTGCGCGCAGGGCCTCGATCTCGCGCACAAGGGCAGGATCCTTCTTCGGAGGAACCTGGGGGGCCGTGCCCTTGCGTTCCGCCGCGATGGCGGTGAGTCTGGCGAGGATTTCGGAGATTGACTTGGTCATACGTTCTTATCCGTCTTGGCAAAAATAGCGGTCATCGCCTGATACTTTTTCTTCATCGCCTCTCGTTCCTCAGGCGTGTAGAGAGGCGGCGGGTTTGTCGGCGTCTGAGTCGATACCCATCCCGCCTGCGGGTCAGTGCTACGGCGTGCGGGTGTGTACGACTGGCTCTGTGGTCTGCTCTTAGCGAACTCCTCTGCTTTCGTCGCCCACGTCCTCCATGCGGCCAGCCAGTTGCTGTACCGGTTGTCTTTGGAAAGGTGGAAGTTGACGAACTTGGTGAACTCCGTCTGAGCGTTGATGCTCGGATGCTTTGCCCGTGCGTACTCAAGGTATTCAGGCGGGATGGGATCGTCAGGAGAGAAAGGACAGGAAGTTTTAGGCTTGGCTCTTGTTGCCTTCGGCTTTTCGACCTTTTTACCGTCGTTGGTAAGATGGTCGGTTTCCCACGGCGCTTGCGCGGGCAAGCTATTACTTGTTCCCTTTACTTGTTTAATTACTTGTTCATTTACTTGTTCGGGTGTAAGTTTTTGCAGGGGTCCCCTGTAGGTTTTTACAGGGGTCCCCTGTAATTTTTTGCACCCCTCCCCTGTAATTTCTTTCAGGGGTGCAGGTTCTTCACCCCCTGTAATTTCTTGCAGGGGTGCAGGTTCTTGCTGGGCTTCTGAAGTTGGCAGTCTGTCAAGGTGCAAGGTGAAATAGCGCTTTTGCCCGGGCATCTGTACGGAGGAGATAAACTCAAGGTCATGTAGCACCTTAAGAGTCAAGCGAACAGTACGATCGTTGACGCGAGAGATCCGCGCTATAGCTTCTGTCGACGGGAAGCAGGCCCCCGTCTTTCCGTTATGAAAGAAGGCGAGGGCTTCCAGCACATCGACCTGAGTGCGATCGGTCAAACCCGATGCGCGGACTTTATGCATAGCCTCGTAACTCATGATTCCCCTCAGCGGCCTTCAGTCAGTGCGCGGTCTAGGGAAGTGCCGGAAATCAAATCCCAGTCAATGTCTGGGAGGAGTTCTCGACGCGTTACAGCACCTCCCGTCTCTCTTTCGATTCGGCAAGCAAGGGCAACGGAAAGTCGCTTGCCATAGATCACGTTATTCAACGACGTGAGCTTGATGCCGCACCGATCAGCCAGTGCGACGCGCTCAACCTTTCGCAGCGAGCGCAGATATGCATTTGCACGGGGTAGCATTGAAGAATCCCTCGATTTGGTTTACCTACCCCGTAAGTGTACACCATTCGATAAACTGTGTTGGGTTATCCTCCGCCACTCGCACTCCTAAGTTTGCAGTTTGCCCCGTAACTTCCAATGGTTGATAATCGGGGTTACACCACAATTGGGAGGATCCATTATGCGGGACATAACCTGTACTCGACGACACAATCTAAAACGGATTGTCTCTAGCTACCCGTCCCAAGTAGCGTTTGCTGAAGCCGTCGGTAAAACCCCTCAGCAAATCGGCGGAATGCTTACTGGGTCAAAGAGTTTTGGCTCAAAAATCGCGCGAGAGTTAGAAGCCAAGCTGGGACTGGAGCCAGGCGTTTTGGATCACCAGCAAGACAGCGATTTTGTTCGTATCTCTGAGATAGGACGAGAGTCGGAGCGAGACGGATGGTTCTCCATCCCATTGCTTAACGTAGAAGCTTCGTGTGGATACGGGACCGAGACCGGGCTCATCTCGATCGTCGGCGGGATTGACATGGCCCCAGACTTTCTGCGAACCTTGCCGGGCGTCGTTTCACCTAACGGTCTGCACGTCGTCAACGCACATGGCGACTCAATGGAGCCCACTATTTGCGACCGAGCCTTTTGCGTCGTAGATACCTCTCAAACCCGCATAATGACGGACGGCATCTTCTGCCTAATGGCTGATGGTCAACTGTTCATCAAACGTCTCCAGCGCAATCTGGATGGCTCGATATTGATGCTTTCGGATAACCCGCGTTACCAACCGCAAGTCATCGACAAGGCGACGCTTGAGCAGACAACAGTCATCGGACGCATCGTTTACGTCTATAACGGTTCGTCACTCTAATACACAAAACACCCACAAGCATAGGCCCGTCATCATGACGGGCTTTTTTTGCGTCCTTTGATCAAGAACAAACCAAGTTGGGGTAGAAAATGGTTGACAAGTATAACCCGTTATGGTTTAATAACTGCACACGGAAATCCACCATTTTGGGTTTCTATCACCCAAGCCGCAAGGCAAGGCATCGATGGGAAGGGCATCGAATCTCGGCGCGCTACAGCGCCCCCTCCCGCGGACGAAACCCCGCCCTCCCGAGCAAGGAGCCTCGGCGGCGGCACGGAGCGAGAGAAAGGGACTGCAGCGATGTCCGAATCTCGGCACTTAGCTGTGTCGGGGACCGCCTGAGAAGCGGCTGTAGCTTTGGCTAGAAGGGTCTAGCGACGCGCAGTACAGCTCAGAACGGTAGTCGCAAAGGTCGCGCATGAAAAGTGAGCGGACGGCTGGAGGGTATCTTCCAGTGCGGTTGGGTTGGGGACCACCTGAAAACGACGCAAGCTCGCCCCACGAGCTAGATCAGGATCAGTCTTCGGACAGAGGGCATGTTAGCCCCGAGCGGCCTGAGCGCTGAACGAGCGCAGCCGCGACCTGATCGAAAGCCGATCTAAGCCCTTTCCACCGAGAGGGCTTAGGTGGGCTTTCTAAAGGAGATAACAATGGATGTAGAAATAATCGACAAGCGCCTGGTGGTAACGCCAACCACGCACGACGACGTGCGTTTGATTTACGCAATCGCCGCAGCGTGGACGGCGTTCGACGCGGTTATTTGTCCCGTTAGCGGGGAACCACTTCGTTGCAACGAGGACGGTACCGCTGAATCAGAGTTGCCTCAACGCGGTCAAGATCACGAGAAGTGACGGAACGACAAATGGCCAAATATTCAAAGCCATGTCGAATAGCCTCATCCCACTTGTGATGGTTTGCAAGGCGCTCAGACAAATCAATAGTCTGGCCGATATAGAGAACATGGTAGTTGCCATTCACCTTCGACAAAAAGGAGTAAATGGCGGGGCCGTTGTTAACACGGATATCTCTGGGGTACACATCTGTACTTCGAGCCATCCACGCCAGTAAATATTAGCTTTGTTATTGGTTGCATCTTCCCTCCTTTGGGAGTTGGTTAAACAAACGTCGAAACTGCTAGATCCCGACGTCTTTAGCTTACAACCAAAGGAGGGAGCCGATTCAAGCGCCCTTGCCTCTTTTGGGTAATCGGATTTAATGGTTGATATGCCGTGGTGAGAATTATTTTTCACAACGG